GCGATGAGCGACTTCTTCTAAGAGGTGGTCTTGGATTTTCGACCAGTTTTATGCCGCGCAGCGCTCTGACTTTGGTTTCATGTCACGCAGCAAGCCTCAATCGTGGTTCCTGTCTAGTGTTCGCCACCTGACACTAGATTCCCCTCGGTAACTTGGTGTGCCATATTCGGCGTATGAGACGCGATGACATCTGCCTTTACCTTGGCCCCGCCGACCGTGCTGAGCTTCAAGCGCTGATCACCAACCGCAACACCCCACGCAAGCTGGTCTGGCGCGCGGCGATCGTGCTGGGGACGGCGGACGGGCACGGCACCTTCGAGATCATGCGGCGTGCGGCCACGTCGAAGCCGACGGTCTGGCGCTGGCAGCAGCGGTATCTTGATGAGGGCGTGGACGGCCTCAAGCGCGACAAGACAAGGCCCTCGCGGGTGCCGCCGCTGCCCATGGAAACACGGCTGAAGGTCATCACCAAGACAGTGCAGGAGACGCCGCCCAACGCCACGCATTGGAGCCGCTCCCTGATGGCCGAAGCCATGGGCATTTCGCCATCAAGCGTCGGTCGGATATGGGCCGAGGCGGGGTTGAAGCCGCATGTCACCAAGGGGTTCAAGGTCTCGAACGACCCGATGTTCGAGGAGAAGGTCACCGACATCGTCGGGCTTTACCTCGACCCGCCGGATCGCGCGGTCGTGCTCTGCGTTGACGAGAAATCACAGATCCAGGCGCTCGACCGGACCCAACCGGGGCTGCCCATCAAGAAGGGCCGGGCCGCGACCATGACACATGACTACAAGCGGCACGGCACGACCACGCTGTTCGCCGCGCTCGACGTCAAATCCGGCCAGGTCATCGGCGATTGCATGCCCCGCCATCGCGCCCAGGAGTTCCTGAAATTCCTGCGCAACATCGACAAGGCCGTGCCGACGGGGCGCGATGTCCATCTGGTGCTCGACAACTATGCCACCCACAAGACGCCCGAGGTGAACGGCTGGCTGGACAAACACCCGCGCTTCAAGCTGCATTTCACGCCCACCAGCGCGTCTTGGCTGAACCTCGTCGAACGCTTCTTCGCCGAGATCACGTCCAGACGCATCCGACGCGGCAGCTACTCCAGCGTCGATGACCTGGAGGCCGCCATCTACGATTACCTGGCGCAGCACAACGAGACGCCCAAGCCATTCAGGTGGACCAAGTGCGCGGAAGACATCCTCACCCGGGAACGCCGCGCGCTGAACAAGCTCGATGACATACGGGGAAACAGGTAGGAAGCGTCAGACTCGGAACACTAGGTTCATCTCCATTGATATCTCTCAGCCAGCCGTTCAGCACATTCCCGATCAGCCCAAGTGACAGGGTTCTTTTTCATCAGGCCGGAGAGCCAAAGCCTGAGGAAATTGAAATCGGGCGGGTTGTACGAATGGTAAGAGGATAGTTGCGAGAATTCGATGTCCACCCCACGTGAAACCATCCTCGCCGCGCTCCACGCGCGGCTCTCGGCGTTGCCCGCCACCGCGCTGCGCGGCGAGGTGCTGCCCGAGCGCCTCCCGGCCAAGGGCCTGCTGATCCTGCGCGACGGCGAGCCGGGCGAGCCCGAGGTCACGCTCTCGCCGCTGCGCTACCACTACCAGCACCGCGCCGAGATTGAGGCTGTGGTTCAGGGCGCCGACCGTGACGCCGCCTTCGACGCGCTCTGCAGAAGCATCGGCGCAGCACTCGCCACCGACCGCACGCTGGGCGGCCTCTGCGACTGGATCGAGGCGGAAGCGCCCCGCCCGGTCGATCTGCCGGTCGAGGGCGCTGCCAGTCTGAAGGCCGCCGTGATCGCGGTCGTGCTGCACTATTCCACGGCCGATCCGCTCGGCTGATCCCGACAACCCGAGGAGACCACCATGGCACGAGCCCAAGGGGCGCGGGCGCTGATGGCGCTTGCGTTCGAGACGACATATGGAACGCCGCCCGCCAGCGGCTTCACCCGCATGCCCTTTGCCAGTACCTCGCTTGGGTCGGAACAGCCGCTGCTGAACTCGGAGCTCCTGGGTTACGGCCGCGATCCGCTGGCGCCGATCAAGGACGCGGTGACGGCCGATGGCGATGTTGTCTTGCCGCTGGATGCAGAGGCTTTCGGGTTCTGGCTGAAGGCGGCCTTTGGCACGCCGACAACCACCGGCGCGGAGGCCCCGTTCACGCACGCGTTCCAGTCGGGCTCCTGGACGCTGCCCTCGATGTCGATCGAGACCGGCATGCCCGAAGTGCCGCGCTACGCGATGTATTCGGGCTGCGTTCTGGATCAGCTGAGCTGGCAGATGCAGCGCTCGGGCCTGCTGACCGCGACGGCGCGGCTGGTGGCGCAGGGCGAGACGCTGGCCACCACCACCAGCGCGTTCGGCGAACCTGGCGCGCCCCCTGCGGAGCTGGCGCTGAAGCGCTTCGGCCATTTCAACGGCGCGATCTCCCGCAACGGATCGGCCCTCGGCAATGTCGTCTCGGCCGAGATCACCTGGGCCAACAACCTCGACCGGATCGAGACGATCCGCAGCGACGGCAATATCGACGGGGCGGACCCTTCGATCGCGGCGCTCACGGGGCGGATCGAGGTACGCTTTGCCGACAGCACGCTGGTGACACAGGCGATCAACGGCGACCCCTGCGAGATCACCTCCGCCTATGTCCTCCCCACCGGCGAAAGCTTCACCTTCACCATGCACGCTGTCTACCTGCCGCGCCCGCGGATCGAGATTTCGGGCCCGCAGGGCGTGCAGGCGACCTTCGACTGGCAGGCGGCCAGGGACAGCACCGTCGGCCGGATGTGCACCGCCACCCTGATCAACGACATCGAGGCATACTGATGATCCGTCTGAACCTGACAGCCACCCCCGAATGGCTGGACCTCGCCCCCGGCCTGCGCCTGCTCGTGGGCCCGCTCACCACAGCGCTGATGGTCTCGGCCCGGGCCGATCCTGTGGTCGAGGCGATGCCCGAGGGCGCTGGTACCGAGGAACTGGCGCTGGCCATGGCGAAAGCGGTGGCCCGTCGTGCGGTGCTCGACTGGAAGGGGGTCGGAGATGCCAATGGGAACCCCGTGCCGGTGTCTCCCGAAGGCATCGACGCGCTTCTCGACATCTGGCCGGTCTTCGAGGCCTTCCAGACCACCTATGTCGCGCGGGGCCTGATCCTGGACGCGGAAAAAAACGCCTCCGCGCCCTTGCCGAATGGTCCTTCGGCGGGGGCGAGCGATACTGCGACGCCTGCAGTGGAATCTGCCCGGACTGCCCCGCACGACTGAACCGGCCGCTCACCTCCGAGGGCTGGCAGGTCTGGGACCTCGTCGGTCGACTCGGCGGACAGCTGCGCGTCTTGCCAGGCGCGGTGATCGGCTGGGACATGGGCGCGGCGCTGGCGCTGGGTACCGCGCTGGGCGTGCCACCCCTCGCCATGGCCGAACTGCTGCCGGTCATCGAGGCGATGATGGTCACCAAACTCAACGAACAGATGGAACAGTCCGATGGCGGAAAAACGGGTTAGCGTCCGCCTTGCGGCCGTGGGCGGGCGCCAGGTGCGCGCGGAACTGGAAGGTGTCGGCGAGGCCGGGGCGCGGGGCTTCGGGCGGCTGTCGCGCGAGATGGACCTTGCCAACACTCGGGTTGCCGCCTTTGCACGCCGCGCAACGCTGGCGGCTGCGGCGGCCACGACGGCGCTGGCAGCTGCGGGCGCTGCGATGATCCGCTCCGGTCTGCAGACGGTGGATGCACAGGCGAAGCTTGCGCAGTCGCTGGGCACTACGGTGGCCTCGATCCAGACGCTGGAGCGCGCAGGCGAGTTGGCCGGTGTTTCCATGTCCGGCATCGAACAGGCCACGAAGGATCTGACGCGTCGTCTCAGCCAGGCCGCCACCGGAAGCGGTCCGGCCGCCGCTGCTTTGAAGCGACTCGGGCTCTCGGCCAGCGAACTGATCAAGCTGCCGCTGGATCAGCGCGTGGGCGCAATCAACGCGGCAATCGAGCGCTTCGTGCCTGCCGCCGAACGCGCCGCCGTGGCAGGCCAGCTGTTCGGTGAGGAAGGCTCCATTGCGATGAGCCGGATCGACACGGCGACGCTGCGCCAGGCGACCGAGGACGTTCTCGCCTTCGGTGTCGTGGTCTCCGAGCAGGATGCTGACCAGATCGAGCGGACGAACGATGCGATCTCCCGGCTCGGGCTGATCTGGCGCGGGCTCTCGAACCAGCTGGCCGTCGCCGCCGCGCCTGCACTGGAGGCCGTCGCGGATGCCAT